TACGAATTCTATTATACCAAATCCTGAAGCTGCTATAGCACCGGCTACTAATGCGAATCCAGTTGCGAATATACTGAATCCAGCTCCTGCTGCTAACATACCAGCGCCTAATAATGCCACTGATGCAGCTAAACCTAATAAACCAGGTATTGCTCCGGTTAATAAATATCCAGCTGCGGCTATAACCGCAAATGCTCCTGCTAGAGCTAATAGACCGATACCAACTTGAGCTAGGCTTAAATGACTAAGAGCTATTAATTGCGGCGTAAATACAGCCATAGCCGCTGCCATAACTAACATTGCTGCTGCTCCTGCTATGCAACCAGTCATCGCATACATGGCCACTGCTAATATCGCTAATGAACCAGCTAAAGCTACTAAACTCTTACCTATTTCTTCCCAAGATTGTCCTCCTAACATACCTAATGCTAAACTTAGTCCCATAAGTGCTATACTCATAGCTCCAAGGCCTACTGATAATAATAACATCTGAGGCCCAGATATAAGTTTAGATGCTACACCCAAAATAGTTAGCGCTCCAGCTAACGAAGTTAAACCTCTACCTATAGTTTCCCAACTAATAGAACCCATAGCTCTTACGGCTACAGATAATGCCAATACTGCAACGGACATAAGCGTTAAACCGGCCGCTAAAGATGCCATTTTTAGTCCGCTTCCTCCAACTTTACCAAATACTCCTATAACAGCCAAAATACTAGCTATACCGGCTAAACCTTTTATTATCTGGTTTGTATCCATGTTACCAAATAAATACATAGCTTGCGATAGCACTATTAACGCTGCGGATAATATCAATACTGCGGTTGCCGTGCTGGTGCTAAGATCTCCGAATTTAGCTAAAGCTAAGAATCCTGCTAACTCTAGTAATACTGCTGTTAAAGCGAATAAACCAGAACCTAATGTTTCTGCATCTATACTACCAAGTAGTTTCAATGCTCCAGCCATACCCATCAGAGCTACACTAAATATCAATAAGGCCGCTGACGTTTTCTTAAGACCTTTATGAGTTCCATCGAAAGCTGTGACTGCTATACCCATAGCCCCTAGCATAACAGTAAGGCCTGACACAGCTACTAACATCTCATCTACGTCGATAGTTGACAATACCTTAAGCGCTAAAGCCAATATACCCATAGCTGTAGCCATAGACAATATCGAAGCAGAAACTCCAAAACCATTCTTGATACCTCCGACTTTAGCTATAAATCCATACGCTAACGCTAGTTCGGCGAATACAACTCCTAAACCAGCTAAACCTATCGCTAAAGCTTTCGCATCTATGCTACTTAATAATAGTAGTGATGCGGCTAGTATCCCAACTGCTCCAGCTATTTTCAGTATTGTCTTAGCACTTAAATCTCTTTGCCATGCTTCTAGAGCTTCTTTTGCTGTTCCTAAAACTTCAACTATTTCCTTACCTATTGATCCGAAACTTTTAAACATGTTACTAAAGCTCTTAGTTACATTCTTAACGTCATCTGAGATACCGCCAATTTCTTTGAAAGTATCTTTGATGTGTCCAGCAAGCTTAAGACCTGACGCTGTTTGTAGGCCTTTCGTTATTGTATCGAAGTTTATAGTTCCTACAGCTTTACCTATACCTTCTCCTAATGTGGATATAACTGTTCCAACTGGGTTTAGTATCTTACCAAGGTTACCGAACACCTTACTAAAATCCACACTACCAATAGAATCGAAGAAGTTGCCTATTCCTGTTTTTAAACTTTCGAATTTATCGCCTATGAAAGTAAAGGCTTTATTTAAACCTGTTCCTATTCTATTAAATACTTGTTCGCTTAATGTTTTTGAAACGACACTTGCGAATTTACCCATAGATGAAGTAACAGATAACACTGAGGAACCTATAGACGGAAATACCCCAAGTAAAGGTTTTAGTCCTTTTACGACATTTCCAACAGCATTACCTACAGTTTTAAATACATCGAATACACCTTTAAATGTATTCTTAATTTTCTTGGCTGTTTCATCATTCATTTTGAATTTGTAAGTAAGGTCTCTGAACTTAGTAGATAAGTCAGTTAACTTTTGTCCAGTCATAGAAGGAAATACTTCTTTCCAAGCGTCTCCTATTGAGCCTAGACCTTTACCAACACTTTGTATAATGTTAGAGAAACCTCTTATAGCGGCATCTCTACCTCCACTCTCGTTCCAGAACTTAAGCATATTGTTTCTGGCTTCGGTAGAAGGTCCTATTATATCTTCGAATCCCTTTTTTATACCAGTTAGTAATTCTGTAGCTTGGTCTTTGTCACCTATGATATGTTCCCAAGAAGTCGTCCATCCAGATTGTACTGTCTCTTTTAAAGTATCAAATAAACCTGTAACCGTACGAACTTCTGTTGCTGCGTTAGTGGCAGTCTTAGACATGTTCATTATGGCTTTGACTTGTTCATCAGAGTATCCTTGTGCACTTAATTCGGCTTCGGTATATGCTCCCGAAATCTGCTTAAGCGTTTCAATCATTACATCCGAAGTTAACCATTCACCTTTAGTTAAACTTTCCCTGAAACTACCATATTTATCTATAGCGGCTTCAGCACCAGTACCCATTAATTCGGATGTTCTTATCAATGCTTTCTGGAATGCTTCACCACTCATACCTGCATTTTGAAGTGAGTTCCAGTCCATCAATTGAACTTTACCAGCGGCTAATGCTTGTGACATTTGATACATCGCACCTGCTGCTTTAGTTGCGTCAACACCAAAGAATGCCGCTAAGTTCGACATACCTTTTATCGATGCAACCGAGTCTTCTAGACCAACACCCGCTGCTGTGAACTTACCTATGTTGTCGGTCATCTGGGCGAAGTTGTAGATTGTTTGGTCTGAGTATTCGTTCAACTCGTCAAGAGCTGTTGTTACTGTATCTAGCGTTTCGCCTTTCTCTGCGGTATTCGCCAAGATTGTACTTATGGAGTTCGTCTTTAGTTCATACTCTTGAAACCCAGTAGTTATAGGGTCTAGCGTTAATGTTTTAACCATCTTAGTCCCAAAATCGGCAATTTTAGAACCAAGATTTAAAAATATCCCTTGAACTAATGAATTAAGCGCTGAAAATTTCTGTCCGACAGAATTAGTAGCATTACCTAATTCTTCCATGCTATCGGTAGTACCGTCTATTCCTTCTTCAGCACCATCCATCATACCTGCAAACTTTTCTGCTGCTTTATCTCTAATGTCTAATAAGAAATTTCCAAATTTTTGCAGTTTACTTTCTGATTCATCAATATCTATAATATCTTCCGTTTCGAAATTCATCCCAGAGACCTGAGCTTGAACTTCTTTTAATGCTTTACTTACTTCTTTTAACCCGTCAGCGGCAGATGTCTTACTAAGGGTCTCATTTAATTTCTCTAATGATTGTAAAGTCTTTGAAATCTTACCCTCAAAGTCGGAGTTGTCAAAGGTCATTTTGACGATTCGTTCGTCTATAGAACTCATGATCTAGTCACCTCTCTCCATGCCGCTTCTGCTATCTGATCAAATATAGGTCTCATAGCAGGGTTAATGTAATCTGTAGGTGCAACATAGCCTCCGGTACCAGTACCATGTCCGAATTGTAATATTACTGCTATATACACCCCTTTGTTTTGGTCTGTGTTTGTCCAGTATATAACTACTCTGCTTCCTTCGTTTACTATTTCATACCCCCAAGATGCTGCAGTGGAACCGTCTTCTTTAGGAGTTGCTGCGGCTAAAGCGGATACACCCATTTGAGCGTACTTCTGTAATATCGAATTGAAATCCAGGTTTTCTATTCTGTTAAGGAACTTTAAAGTTTTATTAAAGTTTCCTTTAACTGTACATTTGATCATTTAATTCACCACCTTTAGGTCGTACCTACCCTTTAGTTTGGAATTGTTTCTTTCTAGCTTCATTCAGAGCTTTATTTCTAGCTAATATTTCTTGTCTGCTCATTTTCTTAGGTGGATTATTCTTAATATTACATACTTTAACCAATGTTAATAATCTGTTCAGATGCCAATACTGGCACTCGAATGGTATATTAAACGAAACCATCCAATAATATATGACTTCCGATGTTATCGTCTCTTGTCCTCTGCCAGGCTTATCATTTGAAAAGGTAGTGGCAGTCATAGGATGTGCTATATAGTCATTTATACTTTTAAGGTTGTCTTCTGTTAGTCTAGTTAATACTCCTTTGTCGGTTTTTTCATTTATACACATACAATGAACATAATCCAGAATTTCTTCTAATGATTTATTCTTACCATCTAGGAAAGGTTTGCACCATTTTGATTCCCATTTTGAAATTGAGACCAGAGAATGTTCCAATTGTATAGTGGCGTCATCATAGTATATGAATTCGCTTGTTTCTTCATCGAAATATTCTAATCCAGGTATAGTTATCTCTAACATCTCTGGCCACCTTTACTACTTGTTAATGTTAGCAGGCATTATACCATTTACAAATGCCGCTGCTTCGCCTTCATTAAGAGCTAGTGACATGAATATTTCGCTATATGCTTCTGTTTCAGAGAAAGCTTTTGAAATTTCTTCACTTTTCACAAATCTTCTACCGTCTGCAGATTTTTCACCATAAGCTTTTAGCACCATTTGTTTGAATAAACTAACGATTTTTACATTATCCTTAGATGCTACTATTTCTTCTAGCATTTTAGAAAAGCCACCTTCTACGGACATTTCCATTTCAGCGACTTCGGCTTTAGATAGGTTGAAATAAAAATCTTCAGTTCTTTCCACACCATTATAGTCTACATAAGTTACAGTTTTCTTGATCATGTTAAATATCTCTCCTTAATTTAGTATTTTGTACTGATAAAAAATAAGAGCCCCACGTTTTTATTGCGAGGCTCTGTTAAATTACTTAAGCATTTCCATTATTTCATTAGGTAATAATAATTTAGCTTCGTTTGATTC